CTGGACACCAGGCAGGGGTACTGGCAGGACCGAAAAAGGCAGTGGTGGGCCACAGGCCTCAGAGCCATGGATGGACGTGAGCACCTGGGCAGCACCTACAACACAGCTGAGGGCAAGTATGACTATTTTAGTGGCAGGGGTGGAGTCAATGGTGCAGCTGGTGGGTCAGCCTTTGACCCTGTGCTGGCTGAGCTGAGCTATAAATGGTTCATGCCAGCTGGTGGTCATGTGCTGGACCCCTTTGCAGGTGAGGCAGTCAAGGGTGCTGTGGCTGGTCTGCTTGGCTACCAGTACACAGGCATTGAGGTCAGAGGTGAGCAGGTGGCTGCCAACCAGCAGCAGTGGCTCAAGGTCACTGACCAGGGCAACCCCCTGGAGTCATTTGAGCGTGTGAGAGCTGGTGACACAGCTGGGCCCTGGCAGGCATACCTGCAGGCATGGGCTGAGAGTGGCAGAGCACCCAGGGCATCACTGGCCAGCTGCTGGCTGACTGCTGCCAGGAGCCACTGGTGGGCTGTCATTGATGGGTGCCTGTGCATCATCAAACGCCAAAAGGTTCACCACACCTACATGCTGGAGCTGGTGGTGCCACCCATAGCCAGGGATGGCTCAGCTGAGCTGGAGCGTGCCACCCTGGACAATCTGATGGGCCTGGGCATGAGTGTGCAGCTGAGTGAGGAGGACCTGGCCAGGCTGGGCTTTGAGGAGGCTGGTGAGCTGCTGGGCCATGAGCTGCTGTGCAGCACAGAGGGCTGGCACCAGCTGAGAGGCAAAAGGTGGGAGCGGTGGAGATATGTGGACAAAATAGCAGCAGCAGCTGAGAGGCAGGAGATAGGACCAAAGGGCCAGCTGGTGGTGCAGACCTGGGAGGGTGCAGCAGATGACCACAAGGCTGCAGCCATCAAACGGTGCATGGCCACAGCTGAGCATGCCCATGCCTACCAGCTCACAGTGGATGACCAGGCTGTGGCTGTGTCTATGGTGCAGGACCTGTGCCCTGGCCTGGCCTGTGCTTTGGTGAGGGTGGCAGACTATGAGGCCAGCAGCCAGCTGCTCAAGGGCAGAGCTGGCCAGTGTGTCCAGCTGCTTGACATGCAGGGCCTGGTGGAGCGTATGCCATCCAGTGCTGTGCTCAACCTGGGCCTGGCAGAGCACAGGGGTGAGGGTGTGGCAAACCACAAGCGCCTTTTGAGGACCACCCAGCTGGCCATCTATAGGCACAGACCAGCTGAGCCAGTGAGCCCTGACACATGGAGAGCATGGAGACCAGGGCAGAGCATGGCAGCTGGAGCTGCAGCTGCACCCCTGTGGCTTGAGGGTGACAGCACCAAGCTGGGTGAGCTGCTGCCAGCTGGCCAGCTGTATGATGGCTGTCTCACCAGCCCACCCTATTATGACCTGGAGGTCTACAGCAGCAAGGCTGCAGATGGTAGTGCCAAGGCTACCTATGAGGAGTTTATGGCCTGGTATCGTGTCATATTCTCCCAGGTGGTGGACCGTTTAAAGGATGGAGCTTTTGTGGTGGTCAAGGTGGGTGATGTGAGAGACCCAGCTGGTGGGCTCAGGGGCTTTGTGGCTGACAATGTGCTCATGTTCAGAGAGCTGGGCCTGGTGTTTTACAATGATGCCATCCTGGTCACCCCAGCTGGCAGAGCACCCATGAGTGCATCCATGCACTTCAGGGCTGGCCGCAAACTGCAGAGAGTGCACCAGGCTGTGCTGGTATTTTTTAAGGGCAACCCAAAGCAGGTGAGGCAGGCCATGGGTGAGCTGCCTGACCAGTTTGTGGATGAGGATGATGAGCAATGGACTGGGTGAGTGATGGCAGCAGGGTGCTGCCTGTGCTCCAGCTGGATGCCAAGGCCACCAGAGCCAGGCTGATAGCTGAGCACCTGGGCCACCCAGCTGAGCCCAGGGTGGTGTGCTTTACCAGTGGCAATGCAGGTGAGCAGCTGAGGCAGCTGCAGCTCCAGCCTGTCTGTGTGGGCCCAGCTGAGATGCTGAGCACCTGCCACTGGTGGACACCAGCAGAGGTGAGGGCTGCATGGCCTGGGCACTTTGATGCCACCAGTGGGCACCTGCCCATGCACCTGATGGTGCAGCTGGGCCAGGAGCTGAGGCACCAGCTGGGTGAGCTGCCACCTGCAGCTGCAGTGCTGACTGGCTCAGGTGAGACCATCCTGGCACTGAGCTGGGCATGCCCTGGCACTGAGCTGGTGGCTGTGGTCAATGCCGATGAGCACACCCTGCACCATGCACAGATGCCCCTGGCCAGTGCAGTGGCTGCAGCCTGTGAGGTGTGGGATATGGCCACCAGCTGGGTCACCTTTGTGGGCTACCCATTGGACACAGCAGCTGGTCTGAAGTAGAGTCAAAGCATGGGCTCAAACCTTGCTATTCGTGACAGTCTATTTGTGCGCGTATTGCGTGCACTCAAGCTGGTGGACATATCCCCTGATGGGCAGGTCTCTCACAATGCAGGGGCTGACTTTATACCTGATGCACCCAGTGCTCCAGCGTATGACCCCCTGGCATCACTCAGTGCAATGGCCTCATTCCCATGGGTATACAGCTGTGTGAATGCACTCAGTTCGGACCTGTCCAGCGTCAAGCTGAAGGTGGTCAGAGGTGAGGGTGCAGATGCTGAGCCAGTAGATGACCACCCACTGGTGCAGCTCCTGGCCAACCCTTCCAGCAGGGTGTCCTCTGTCCTATTTTTCAGGCAGCTCATTGTAGACCTGTGCCTCACTGGTGATGCCTTCATACTGGTAGCTGGCAAGGGCCAGCCAGAGGCCCTGCTCAGACTGCACCCCAGTAGAGTCAGGATAATGCCTCAAGCAGATGGCCAGCCTGGTGCCTATGAGTACACAGGTGGGGGTGAGCGCAAAGCCTACACCTATGAGCAGGTGCTGCATATTAGGACACCCAGCTGGGCAGATGACCCCAGGAGCATGTGGGGTGTGGGTGCTATCCAGTCACTGCACCAGGACCTGCTGACAGACAAGCGTACCCAGGAGCTGACTGCATCCAGTGCTGCCACAGGCAGGCCCACTGGCATCATCAGCCCCAGTGAGGAAGGAGACAGGTGGAGCACTGAGCAGATTCGCCTGCTTCGCGCTGCATATGAGAAACAGATGACAGCTGGCAGTGGCCTGCTGGTCATGGGTGGTGCTGTGGAGTACACCCCTGTGGGCTGGTCTCCAAAGGATATGGAATACACTCAGGTGAGAGAGATGACCAGGGCAGCTGTTCTGGCAGCTCTGGACGTTCCACCTACCAGAATCGGACTGCCCAGTGCTAACTATGCCACCTCGAAAGAGCAGGCAAAACGGTACTGGGAGGGGCTGCAGGGTAGGGCTGCACTCATCACCTCAGAGCTGAACCGCCTGGCCAAAATGTTTCCAGATGGTGATGACCTCACTGTGGCCTATGACTTTGGTGAGGTGGAGGCCCTGCAGGAGTCAAGGACTGACAGAGTGAGCAGGGTGATGACATGGGTGAGCATGGGTGTGCCAGTGGCAGATGCTGCAGCCTATGAGGGTTTTGATGACCTACCCACTGACAACCTCATGGACGCATATGGACTAATGCCAGCAGCTGCCCCAGCTGAGCCAGGAGCTGAGCCAGGAGCTGAGCCAGGAGCTGAGCCAGCTGGAGCTCCAGGTGAGCCAGCTGAGGCTGAGCTGGTAGCAGACAAACCAGTGGCAGCTCAGGCACTCAATGGTGCACAGATAGCCTCACTGCTTGAGGTGCTGGCAGCTGTGGCAGCTGGGTCACTGACTGATGAGGCTGGCATCCAGCTCATCCTGGTGGCCTTTCCAATGATACCCCTGGAGGCAGCTGAGGCACTTGTGGCTGGCTCTGTACCCATCACAGCTGATGAGCCAGAGGCTGGTGAGGCTGGTGCTGCCATGAGGCAGCTGCTGAGCAGCTGTGGCATCACCATGGATGCTGACCAGGATGGAGCTGACTGGCTGAGTGCTGACCTGGATGTGTGCACTGACAGCACCACCAGAGATGCCAGGCAGACATACATGAGGCAGTTCGTAGACAAGCTCCACACACCCTATGAGCGTGCACTGCAGCTGGTTGTCAGGAGACACCTGAGAGGCAGGGCTGCACGCACTGCCAAGCGCCTTGAGGCAGCACTGCCAAAAGCCAAGGGCATAGAGCAGGTGGTCACAAAGGCTGACCTGGGCCTCAGCTGGCTGCTGGAGATACTGGCCAGCTATGACGAGATGATACTTTTCAAAACAGCCACCAGGCCTGTCATCACCAAAATGGTGAGAGAGTCTGTGGCCAGAGCACTGAGGCAGGCAGGTGCAGCTGGTGAGACTGTGAGCCCTGAGTGGATTGACAACAAAGTCAAGACCATTGTAGAGGACATGGCTGGCAACATGGAGCAAGGCACCAAGGATATGGTCAAGAGCATCATTGAGCAGGGCCTGGACAGAGGGGCCACCATTGGTGAGCTGCAGGACTATCTGATGCAGGGTGTGGCCTTTTCGCCTGAGCGTGCCCTCAGAGTAGCCAGGACTGAGACCACCAAGAGTATCAGTGCAGCCAAGCGTGGGACATATGACCAGCTGGCTGACAAGGGCATTGAGATGGAGCTGGTGTGGATGGCAGCACCTGGAGCCAGAGATGCCCATGAGCTGCTTGACAATGCACCCCCCATCCAACCTGGTGAGACCTTTGTGATACCCAGTGGAGAGTTTGCAGGTGAGTCTGCAGACCATCCTGGTGGGTTTGGCAGGGCTGCCCTGGATATTAACTGCAGATGCACAATAGTTTCAAGGATAAAAAACTGATGATGAAATACCGCACCATGGTGCTCAAGAGCACCACCAGCAAAAGCACTGGCCTGACCACTGTGACTGCCTCCAGCCCTACCCCTGACAGGTATGAGGATGTGGTGCAGGCTGACTGGAACCTGGACCATTTCAAAGGGAACCCCGTCGTTCTATGGGGCCATGACTACAGCATCCCACCAGTGGGCAGAGTGGTAGACATAGCCATGGATGGTGGTGACCTGGTGGCATCCATTGAGTGGGATGACTCAGCTGACAACCCCCTTGGCCGCACTGTGGCTTCACAATTCAAGCGTGGCTTCCTCAATGCAGTCTCTGTGGGCTTTACCCCTGGGGCAACCGTGGAGCGTGCCAAGCTGGATGAGGATGACCCTGCCTATGGTGACAAGGGCATGGCCTACACAAACAATGAGCTGATGGAGATTTCAGCCGTTCCCATCCCAGCCCACAGAGGTGCCCTGGCCATGAGGTCAGCAGCTGCCCCATCAGTGGGCAAGCACATCCTGGCAGTAGAGGAGACAGATGAGGCCTGGGTCATCAGCTATGCCAAGGGCCAGGAGGCTGAGCCAGCTGAGGATGAGGAGGAGCCAGCTGAGGATGAGGATGAGCTGATGGAGGAGGACACCACCAGGGCTCCAGAGGATGAGGATGAGGATGAGGATGAGGAGATGGCTGAGGATGAGGAGGCTGGTGAGGAGTACCCTGAGCCAGCTGAGGATGAGGATGAGGAGGAGCCAGCTGAGGATGAGGATGATGAGGATGAGGATGAGGATGAGGATGAGCAAAAGCTCAAGCACCTTGTCAGGTCTGTCCTGCTTGACATGATGGGCACAGCTCCCGGTTTTTTTGATGACAACTATGGTGAGTTTGACAAGCCCACCAACACCCCTGACCCACTGGCTGAGCTGCTTGGCATTGACAAGTGACCAGCAAGTGAAGTACAAACAACACACCCCCCCCACTGGAGACCAGCAAAATGGCTGATTCAAACCTTGACCTGAGCACCCCACACAAGGCCCGCAAAGCCTTGGCAGACCTTGCATCTGAGCAAAAACGACTCAAAGCGAACAACCGTTCTCTCACTGAGAACCTTGAGCAAAAGGCTGCAGCTGTGACGAAAATCACACAGCGCCTGAGTGAGCTGGAGGCCCAGCAAGGTGCCTACAATGGGGCACGCGGTGACAGCAATGCTGACAAGTATGTCAAGCGTGATGGCTCTGTTCGTATTCGAGGAGAGGCCACAGATGAGCAGGCATACATGCCAGGCCTCTTGGATGATGCCCCACGGTCTGACTGGCAGGCTGAGCTGCAGGATGCAGTGGATGACTACAACCTCACACGGTGCATCCGGCGTGATGGTACAGCACCCAAAGCCCAGGCACGCATGATGGAGATTGCACGCAAGGCTCCGAGTGCAGAGATTCGGAAAGCATTTGGAGACATAGCAGGTGCAGGAGCTGAGTGGATACCAGATGTAATGCTGCCACAGCTGGAGCGTACACTGCACAGCCAGCGACGCATTGCCAGCCTATTTGAGACAGTGGCAATGGCTGACAAGAATGTCATCCTGCCTTATCTCTCGACAGGTTTCCGACCCTACAAGAAAGCCGGAATGTCTGGAGATGACCCAGCCCAGTACACCAGCTCAAGCATGACAACTGCACAGCGCACTATCACAGCCACTGGCATGGCAGTCCGTTCACAGGTGGATGCAGACGCAAGCGAAGATTCAATCCTGGCAGCTTTGCCCCTTATTCGTCAGGAGCTGGTGGCAGCACTGGTGGATGGTGAGGAGGACGGAATCATCAATGGAGATGCTACGGCAACCCATCAGGATGATATTGCAAACTGGAACATTCGCAGCCGCTGGGGTGCCTCTGGCCTTGGTGGGAGTGCTGACCATCGGCGCTGCTATACAGGCCTCAGAGCCCGTGCAGTGGACGTGAGTGCAACAGTGACCCCTGGGTCTGAAACCTTTTCTGACTTTATGAGTATTCGGCGTCAGCTGGATGCACCCCATGGAGTAGAGGGTGACTGTGTGCTCATCACCTCACCAGAGGTGTATTTGCTCACTCTCATCAATCTGGAGCAGGTGCTGGACCTCTCCAAGTTCGGACCCCAGTACACTGCACTCAGTGGGCAGCTGGCTCAGATGGGTGGCATGCCAGTCATCATCAGTGACTTTGTGGGTGCAGACCTCAACAACTCTGGACTGTATGACAACAGCACCACAGACCAGTCTGTGGCCATTGTCTGCAACCGTAGCCGGTTCAAAATCGGTCAACGTGCAGGCCAGGCTGTAGAGCTTGACAAGGATATTTCGCGTGGAATGTATGACGTGGTGGCAACATCGCGTTCAGTGTTCTACTCGGTCGACAGTGACACCACCAAAAACGTGGGCATGGGTCTACGCTTGGCCACCTCATAAACCCCCCCTCATTTGGAGACATATCATGTCATCTGCTGACGTTATTAGTACATCATTCAGCCCCGGCGAAAAGACCGGGGACACAACATTCTACATGGGCCATGGCCGTGATGGAGAGTGGAACCTGGTAGGCATAGGGGTCATCCCCATCCAGACCTGCAGTGGTGCATCCAATGTGTTTTCTATTGCCATCACTGATGGCAGTGACACAGTGGCCACCACCCTGCTCACATCCACCACAGCACTCACAGCTGGCACTGGAGTGCAGTGCACAATGACTGGCACAGCTGGTGCCAATCGTGAGTTTGGTGCCACTGACTCAGTGAGGTTCGCCTGCACTGAGACAGCTGGAGCAGCTACGCTTGAGGCTCAATTCATCTGCCACTGGCAAAAGGCACGCGTCTAATGGCTACAGTCAAATTCCTTGGCCACCATGCCATCCATGTGCTCACAACCAGGACCCCTGGCTGTGGGCGTATGATGCCTGGTGTGGTGGTCGAGGTGACTGATGCCCAGGCCCAGGAGCTGATGGAGGCATACCCTGGTCTCATTGAGGCCAAGTATGCCACCCAGTCTGCAGCAGCTGCAAAGCCAGCTGTGGACAGAGCAATGGCTGCACCTGCCAAAAAGCAGACAGCCAAGGCCAAGGCCAAGCCAAAAGCCAAGGCCAAGGCAACCAAACAAAAACCAAAGGGTGAGGCATGAGACTCAAGGCAAGTGAGGCAGGTGTATGGCCACCAGGTGTGGCCTGGAGTGTTGGCAAGGTGCGTGAGCTGGAGCTGCCAGCTGATGCTGAGCTGCCTGTCTGGTTGTCTGAGGTCAAGCAGCCCAAAGCCAAGGCCAAGGCCAAGGGCAAAGCAAAGCCAGCACCAGGTGCCTCAGACAGTGAGGAGTAGACAATGGCCCTCTTGGATGCTGCTACAGTCAGGGAGTACCTGCCCAGTCTGACTGGCTCAGGTGAAGACTCAGCACTGGTGAGCCTTGTGGCTCGATTCCAGGCACTTGCTGCAGCTCACTGTGGATACCCAGCTGCAGCTGTAGGTGGAAACCCCACCCTTGAGGTGGTGACGTACACCCTGTATCTGGATGGCACAGGCACTAAATACCTGCAGCTGCCTGTCAGTCCAGTCACTGGCATCACCACCCTGCATGTGGATGCTGACAGAGAGTATGGCAGCAGCCAGCTGGTCAGCTCCGGTGACTATGACCTATTTGGAGACAAGGGCCAGGTCATCCTCAAGGTGGACAGCACCCAGGGTGAGTGGGATGCTGGCAGCCGGACAGTCAAGGCTGTGTTCACAGCCGGATACTCCACCACACCCATGGCAGTCAAGCATGCCTGTGCAATGCAGGTGGCCTACTGGTGGCAAGCCCGTGCACACCTGGGCAAAACCAGTGTGAGCCAGGGAGCTGGCAGCAGCAGTGTGAGCACTTTGATTCTTTTGCCAGAGGTCAGGCAGGCTCTTGAGCCATACCGCCTGGGCTCAGCCTTGCTGGGGTGAGCAGATGGCTGATGACAATGACCTGACCACTGCAGCTGCCATACTGCAGCGCATGGTGGACAACCACAGCCTCCTCAGAGCCATTGAGGTGGCTGGCATACGCATGTCACTCAAAGCTGAGGAGCTGACTGTTAAGCTGATGAGGACCAGGCTGACACCCAGGACAGGGCACCTGTGGAGGAGCGTGCAGAGTGAGGTCAAGCGCACAAAGGACAGCGTGCAGATTAGCCTGCAGGCTGGTGGCAAGTCTCTGCCATACCTGTACACCCATGAGTATGGGGCCACCATCAGACCAAAAGGCAAGTTTTTACGCATTCCCCTTAAGCGTGCCAAAACGGGGGCAGGAGTAGACAGACATTCAGGTGGCAGCTTGAGGCACAATCCTGACTTTGCCTTTGTCCCAGCCAAGCACCTCAAGGGCAAAAACCCCCTATTGATTCACAAGCCATCAGGCATGCCCTGGTATGTGCTCAAGAGGCAGGTCAGAGTGCCTGCACGTCCAACTATTGGCCTGGCATTTAAGGGGCTCAAGCACAACATTGTGCCAGAGCTTGAGCAGGTCATCAAGACAGTCCTGGTGGGTGACTGATGGGCAGCACTGAGCGGGACATACTCACACGCATAAAGGCAGACCTGGTGGGCATCACTGGCTCTGACTACAACTATGATTTCAGTGCCTCAGACCAGGTGGTCATAGGCCAGGAGCAGGAGCCCATCAGGGTGCCCTGCATTTATATCAACCCCATCACAGTGGGCACCAGGCAGACTGCTGGCCGCACCAGACTGCGCAATTACGACAGAGAGTTTCGGGTGCAGGTAGATGCCTGGGTGCCCACAACATCCAGCGCCCCAGGCACAACAATCCTGGCAGCCATGGATGTGCAGAGTGATGTGATGAAGGCACTGGAGAGTGACAGGAGCCTTGGCAGTGTGGGGGCACATGATGTGTCAATAGAGGCCAGTGCCTATGATGGCGCTGAGCTGGACCTGCCTGGTATTGGAGTGGCCACCCTTTTGGTCACAGTCACCTATTCAGAACGGAGTGGAGCATGAGCTGGTATGACAAGGACTGGAAATATAGGGCACCATTTACACTGCACAATGCCTCAACCGGCACAGCCAGGGATGGCACGTTCACAGTGCCAGCTGACATGGGCAAGTTCTGGGACAATGTGCAGGCAGACCTGGATGACCTGAGAGTCACAGCTGCAGATGGCAGGACTGTGCTGACCTATGACATAGCCAGCCTCAACTACTCAGCCAGGACAGTCACCATCAGAATTGATGGCTATGACTGGAGCGCAAAGGGGTGGGGCCTGGCCAACACAGCTGGCACTGCCAACACAGCTGACAGTGTGGTGGGTGGGTTCTTTTACTGGGGCAATTCAGCAGCAGCTGATG